TCTCAGTCGGGATCATGCGAACAACAGCGTGAGAGAGAAAATCGAAGCGGGTCAGCACACAACCCGATTGCAAATTGGAGCCAGAATGATGGCGAAAAATAATTTGTTAGGCGACAGGGTTCGTTCTTCGAGCCGCAGAGTGCCGATGGGATCTATCAGACGAAGACGCTCATCGAGGCGTGGAATGACGACGCATGGCACCTTTCGCATCCAGAGCACCCGTTCGCCTACATCAAGGCCGCGCTCATGAACCGCGAGGCACTCGTCACCAAGATCAAGCAGGACGTGCCGCTCGCCTGCATCAGCCGCCGGGGGAAGTTCGCCTTCCTGCCGCTCAATGCCTCGCCCAGGACGGAAGACCTGTTCCTTCGCTACCTCTAAGATCCCATGAACGACACCACCCGCCAATCTCGTCTATCCACCGCCTTCCACGACGTGGAAACCATCGTTGCTGGTCATTCGATGCGACCGCTTTCACTCGCCAGTTACGACGTGCTCCTGCGCACCGGCAACCCGCTGATGAGTGGCGAAATGCCCAAGGACGGCACACCCGAATTCACCTCCGCGATCATGGGCTTCGTCTTCGCCCACTGCGCGAACTGGCCTGAGGTGGTGCGAGCATCTTTCAACGAACAAGCCTTCCGCGAAGCCGCCCTGATCTTCTGCGGCAACCTCACCCCGGGCGATTTCCAGACCGCCTTCAAGCGACTCGAAGAACAAAGCCGCGAACTGGAGGCGGCGCAGGTTGAACCCGTGGCCGAGCTGGGCGGAAAAAAGCCACACCCTGCGACGAGCCAGGATTCCTAGCAGCCCAAGTGTTTGCCATCGCCGCCGAAACGGGCTGGCCCGAGGAGAGAATCCTTTTCATGCCGCTGGCGCGGTTAGCACAATACCAGCACTGCCTGCTGCGGCGGAATGGGGTGCGGACAAATTGGGGGCACTCCGGGGATGAGAAACGCGGTCTAAGGGAGCAACTGGAGGGATTGAGGGAAAGGTGGGAGATCGGCGATGAAATTCAATGGTATTGAGAACGAATTCACCAATAATTCTAGGTCTTACCAAAAGTAATTCAAGTGATATAACAGCTTTTTTTCCAACGTGGAACAGTGAATAAATTGTGATCAAGCAGAATTGCCAAGCAACTTATTTTTTGTCGCCGATAATAAAATCATCTCATTATTTTTTAGTTGGGCCATATTGCCGTGCATAGTCCAGACCTACATTACCAGCCAAACGATTTTCAGCCCCTATAAGTTCTACTCCATTAACTCGGATATGTAATAATCCTGTGGGGCTTCTTTCTTTGATATGGATCGGTGTTTTTGGATTAATTGAGATTTCGCTACCAGAAGAATTTAAAAGTCTAAATTCTCTATTGGCTACGAGCAAAATAGGCAAGTCAATCTGATCCAAAGAAAAAGGATTACGCGACAATTTAAGTTCAATATCACGCTTAAAATTCGATTCTTTAAGCGCTATTTCTTGATTGCGCTTTTCCTCAAAATCTCGCAACTCTCTCATATTTTCAATCCTAATTCTCCTCTCCTCTTCCTCCTGCGCTTTTTTAGCAGCCTCTTGGATTTTTAAATCTTCTATTCTTAGATCTGTCTCTATTTGATCAACTTGATTTAGCCTCGTAAGATAAATTCTGTATTCAGGGTATTTTTTTGCTAATTCTTTAGTTTCCTTTACCCACCTAAGCCCATCATCATTTAATCTTCCTCCTGATTTTAAAATATTTTCAATTTCAACAATCACTGATTCATCCTTTTTTGATTGTTTTTGCAATGCAATCTCGAACGCTGCAGCTTCAATAGCCTCTCTTTGTTCTTGGATTTCACGTGTGGCTTGACGAGTTTCCTCTTCTAATTGATCAAGTTGAATTTGCTGTTTACGCCGCAAACTTTCCATTTCCATCCGTTGAAACTCCATCTGTTGTTTTTGGTGCCGTAATTCAGCCTCTTGCCGCCACGCCTCATCTTTCATTCGCTGCATTTCAAATTGGTTTATAAAATCATTAGCTAACGAAAAATTTAGCGAAAACGCAAAAGCACATGGAAGCGCAAGTAATTTCATTTTGGAATTCATTGAAATATAGGTTGGGGCTTTGTGTTTTTGGTTAACGGGTTCAAGCAGTGGTTTCAAGCGTCCACCGCAATCGTAGGTGACGACTTGAAAATGCCATTTTGAGTGGCATAGTCGAGGAATTTCGTTAGGTGTGGGTTCAGCTTATTTTGAACCAATGCTACCTCCCCAATGTTTAGCTTCTAGCCTGATATTTTTTTGTGCAGCCTCAGACATGCAGCCGCGAGAAAATTTACTGCGACCCAGTTGACGCCACCCCCGGCGCATGAGCGCGCTGACCGTCACCCTTGGAGCCGACATCTCCGCATTGAAGCAGTCCATGGCGAGTGCCACGCAGCTCGTTTCCGCGTCAGCCAAGAAGATGGCGAGCCTGAGCGCTGCGGGGTTAAAGATTGGTCTCGGCGCGGCCCTAGCAGGTGGTGGCGTGGCATTGGCCGCAGGGATCAAGGCCGTCACTTCCGCCGCTGACTTCGAGCAAACCAAGGTGGCGTTCACCACGTTGATCGGTGATGCGGGCAAGGCGGAACAAACACTCGCGCAACTCCGCGAACTCGGAGCGAAGACGCCATTCGAATTTCCGGAACTCGCGGATGCGGGTCGCAAGTTGATCGCCTTCGGTGAAGGATCGGACACGGTGGCCGCAACACTCGCTCGCATCGGTGACGTGTCGGCGGGCGTGCAGGCACCAGTCAACGAAATCGCAGAACTCTATGGCAAGGCACGCGTCCAGGGGCGGCTCTTTGCCGAGGACATCAACCAGCTAACAGGCCGAGGGATTCCGATCATCGGCGAACTCGCCAAGCAGTTTGGCGTGTCGGATTCTGAGGTGAAAAAGCTCGTCGAATCCGGCCAAGTCGGATTTCCGCAGATCGAGCAGGCATTCGTCAACATGACCTCACAGGGCGGGAAGTTCTCAGGCATGATGGAGGCGCAGAGCAAGACGACCAACGGATTGTTTTCCACCCTCAAGGACACGATCAACGAGGTGTTTCTCACGCTCGGCACGCCGATCAATGACGCCATCCGCCCGCTCGTCGAACAAGCGATCGCGCTTGCCCAAAAACTTGCTCCCCTCGCCACCGAAGCAGGGGCCAAGATCCGCGACGCGATCCAATACGTGATCGCCGTGTTCCGGAGTGGCGAGTTCCTCAATCTCGTCGGCACCGCACTGAAGCTCGGCTTCGCCCTCAGCGTGAATTTCCTGTGGGCGTCCTTGCGCGCCACCATCGCCGCTGCCGGGCAGTACGTCGTGGAAATCCTCAAGACAGCGGTCACCTACTTCCAAGTCCTCACCACCGCCGACTTCTGGAAGGGCATGGGCAACGCGCTCATCGGGATCTTTCTATCAGCCATCGTAAATTATAAGAGACAGATATAATCAGAATGTTCTTGCTCTGCCGTATTGGCACTGATCGCTAGGAATTGCTTTTGCGTGTATGTCGTTGAAAGGGAGGGTATTGCTCGGGGAGGTCTGAGCAAATGGGGAGTGATTTCGGTTTTCTCGCGGACGTAGGAGACTTCCACTGGCAATCCATTGCAACCAGCGTGTGCTTGGTGAGCCGCTAGTCCAGAATGAAGCGCTGGCTTTTCGTGAAGTTCTCCACGCGATCCAGCAGCCACTTGGCGTAGTCATACCCTTTTACCAGAACAACTGGCCCTTCTGGTCCAGGCGACTTCATGTTTTACAAAAAATTCGACCGTTTGCGACGGAAGTCTGGGACGAGGGTGGCGCGGCCTCGTCGAGCCAGCATGGAAATGGATGGAGAAAGCGTCGCACAAAAAATGACGAAACGGCGGGTATGGCGTATTTGGCCGGCGTGGTCACTCCGCAGATTTGGGAACATTTTGGGGACAAATAGATTTCCCTAACAAAAAGTTCAGACCCTTTCGGTGTCGGAACTTGTTGAAAATCAACGGAAAGTGCTCGAAAGAGGACTCGAACCTCCACAGGTTACCCTACTAGATCCTTAGTCTAGCGCGTCTACCAATTCCGCCATCCGAGCATCCGG